GGAGCTGTTCTTTCGACTCTTAACAAACAGATACATAATACCAGCAGTGTTCATCATGGTTTTCTCACCACCTATTACATAATCGTTTATGCTAACAGGTAGGTTGATGACACAGAACCTCTTCATTGGCTTATCGTCCTCATTTACATCAGGGCGGTCATTCAAGAAGATATGATTCTTTTCTATGACTGACGACAGAGCATCAACCAAATCTTCGAATACACACGCTAAAGTAGAAACACCTGCCATATCTTATGCTACGCTTGTTAATTTGAGAAATTTTACACCTGTGCGATATGCGAAATCCTTTGTCTGCAGGATACCTGTTGTCTGTCGCTGCATCTGAACCCAATTGGCATATTCAACCGTATAGGCCACAACGATGTCAAACATATTATTACCTCCAGGTCTGTAAGAAGCAAAGAACTCTTCTGCATCTTGTCTACCCCAACCTCCATTGGTATCAACCGTTGGAATATAGACTGAATTGCTTCCGCTATAATCAGGATAGAAACGATAACCGATTCTTCTTTTGTTACTCAGGACTATTCGACGCATCTTCGGACGGATAGCAGATGGAACTAAGTCAGAAGCGAAATAGGGAGCGTAAGGCTTCCCATTCTCATACAGACAAACAACTATTGAATTCAAAAGGTTTCCTGTGAAATCATGTGCTTTGGGATCATTCTCTCTGGCTCGTACAGCTGATTCAAGAATCTGCCAACACCACTGATTCATTTTCGACCTCGTTGTCTCAAGGATTTTCTGTCCGAACTCCTTGAAAGCTCTATCCAATACCTGTTTATTAGTTCCTGCCATATCTCCAAGTCAAATGTGTACCTGCAAAATCCGCAGTCGCTATGTTCTTGTCGATAACTCTTCCGTATTCTGTATGAGTTGAGCCATGAAAGACAACAATCTCATCACCTTCCTGGGGTACAACACCAAGTTTATCCCATCCGTCCTGATTCAAAGGCAAGGCGAGACCTCTCTGCGAGGCAATGACCTGCGTTCTGTCAGACGTTGTGTTGATGTGATAACTCCTGCATTCTCCTTCGTAGATGAGAACAGTCTGACATCCCTCATCGGAGTCTTCTTCCGTCTCGGTTTCTTCGGGAACTGTTTCTTCTGATTGCTGCTCATTGGTATCTTCTTGCTCATCATCGTCACTACCCATGGGATCGAAATCACTTTCTTGAGAATCAAGGGTGCTTTCTCCTTTCTCATCAAGTGGGAAAGAATCATCCTCATCAACCATCGGGTCAAGAGTAATCTTGCGGATTATCTTACACCAATGCGGGTATCTCGGATTCGTTTCGCTCATAACTACTATCGGGCTTCTTTTCTTGGATTACGGATTCCACGGCCAACGAATCCCCAAGACTCCTCACCTATCAGAGGTAAGTCGTACTGCTCAAAGATATCGTTAGCCATGTCGATATACTTCAAGAGCATATTGGCTGAGTACTGCTCCCCCTCCTCACTGCTCTTCCAATCAGCGTCGGATTCATCCTTACCTCCAGCTCTCGTAACAGGACTTGCAATCCACTTATAGTAGAAAGCATTTGCCAAGTCCTTCTGCTTTTGTGTAGCATCTGAGTACGAAAGTTCAGGATCAACTCCTGCTGACGCACAAATAGTCTGAATGGCTTCGTCAGAGGGTGTTATCCCCCTGACTGAGCCTTTCAAGAATTTGCCTATGGTAAGTATATCTGCCATATCTTATCAAGTTGCTTTAGTGTTCACGTTACACCTCACCGTGGTGCTTGTAAATCTTAACACGTGCCCAATTGCGCAGGTTGCGGAATACAGGACCAGCGTAAAGCTCAAACTCAACAGTGTTGTGAATAGGATTCTCAACCCATGTGCTCAGAGCAGCGATGCGATCCTCAACGAATGAGTACATCGTGTTACGAGCAATGCCGCCATACTGCTGACGATCCTTCCAGATTGAGTTGGTGTTCTTGATTGAGAACATCTCCTCATTCACGTTGAAGGCAATCATGTAGCGTGGATCGAATGCAGGAGCATCAGCTACAGGAACACCATCCTCCTCATGAACAGACTTGAAGTCTACGACCATGAATGGCCATACACCGCGGTCATGCATGAAGTTGATAAGCTCGACGCGAGTAGCTACGTAAGCACCCTTGTTACCCTCCAGGATATTCTTGTTAGCCAAGTAACCTGAGAGAACAGATGGGTGGTCTACGATACGGTCAAGGGTATCCTTGTTGATCATCCAAGCGTTAACCTCGCGGTTCTGAGTCACAGTGAAGAGACGCTGCAGCTCAAGGAGGTCAGAAATGATGTTCACATCCTGGGTGACAGGAGTGATAGCACCTGCTGAGTCCTCAGTGAACCAGAAAGGAGAAACAGCCTGATACTGGTTGGCCTCGAAGTCGAACTTGAACTCGTAGCTAACACCGTCAACACTCTGCTCTGCGATACCACCTGTAGAAGCCAGCTCATAACACATGTGAGAGAGCTGATTGTGGATACCACCGAGAATCTGCTGTGCGTTAACAAGCAGTGACTCATAGATGAGATCCTGCAGGTTGCGGCCTGTGTTGTTACGTGCGTCACGAAGCTGGAACATGTCATCCTCGTCGAAGGTGTAGCCATGACCGAACTTAGGTGTGTTACCTGTGTAGAACTTCCAGCCAGAGGTGTTACGCATTGGCTTGGGAGCGTGAGCACTCAGGTAAGAAGCACGAGCCATGATAGGCACGGTGCGAGAAGCCTGATTCCATACTTTGCTGTCACTTGGAGTATCCCATGAACCGAGGTTACGCCATGCAGCACCATTATACTTAGCGTTTGCGCTGTCTACAATGAGGCGGAAATCAGCCTCTGTCATGTAACGACGGAAGTCGTACTGATTGTAGAATTTAGTGGATCTTGTTGTTGCCATAATCGTTCCTCCTTCTTTTACTTACGGTCAGAATACTTGAACAGACAGCCAGCATCCTTGAGGGCGTTCTTGATAGCTGCTGTGAGAGCAGGCATACGACGCTCCAATATAGGACGGTCATTGCTCCACATACCATCGCCACGGACGATAGTAGCTGCAGCATCATAAACCTTGTCATAAGGAAGCAGGGTGTTAGGAACAGCCTTAATAGCTGCCTTACCTGTAGCTGCATTGTACTTCACTACAACGAGGATAGCATTAGCAGCAAGGCCAGTGATAGCTGCATCGAGAACGATGTTGAAACCATCGATAGCCACAACCTTTGCAAAGTCACCAGAAGGAGTAGACGAATCACCTGATCCGTACTCATGTGTCAAGGTGTCATTGATAATGGCAACATAGTCACCTACCTTGAGGGCAGGGCCATTGAAACCATTACTAACCAACTCTACCTTCTTAGCATCCACGCCATCAACAGCCTTCACCTTCAAAGTGATGAGAGGAGTGATCTTACGAGTCTGCTCATTACAATTCACGGGAGTTCCACAGGGCAGAACAACGTCTGCTCCAGGAAGGTCTGCAAGGTCAAAGTCGAAACCACCGATAAGCAGTTTAGGAGCACCTTCAAATACCACCTTTGCACCACCCATCGAGCCACTTGCCTTCAAAACCTGATCATAACCTGTAATCATAATTTTGTTTTTTCGTGTTTGTTAATAATACGTTTACTTGTCTCGTTATTTTGCAATCCTTTTGCTTCTGCTATTTCAGTAGCTTTCTTCGAGCTTCGGCTGCTTCCTGCTCTGCGGTTGCAGAACCTTCGCGATTCTTGAGCCAGGCTTTAGCACCCTGCTCATCATCACCTTGGCCACCGCCTCCGAATGGAGGAAAAGCACCGTCGTTCTTATGGATTTTCTTGTAGTTGGCCTCGTAATCCTTCTCTGCCTTGGCCTTCAAAGCAGCAACGTCAGGATTCTCGCCAATAACGAGTTTCTCAAGAGTGTAGTCGAAAGCGAAATCATCCTCGTCTGCACCGCGCGAAAGCAGATATTCGTGAATCTGCTGACGGATTTCAGCCTCAGATGCGGCCTTCTCTTTCTCTGCCTGCTGTGTCAGGAAGCTACTGAGCTGCTTGCTGAGTTTACCGATAGCACCCTCCTCGCCTGTCAGATTACCAAGAGCTGCAGCAACAGCGTCGGCAACCTTCTTGTCGATGTCTTCCTTGTTCTTGTTAGGATCATCGTCGTCGTTTTTTGGGGTCTTGTGCTCTTTTTCCCATTCGGCCTTGGCTGCTTTGAGCGCATCAGCAATAGCCTTTGCTTGTGTTTCTTTGTTTTCATTCTCGAACTTGGTCTTGAAAGCGTTTATTCCCTCAGATGTGTCATGACGGAGCTGTCCGCTCATTGTCAAAAGCATCTGTACAGGAAGTTTCCACAAGTCATCGGTAATCTTGTCGTCCTCAACGAACTGAGGATGGAACAGGTTTACAATCTCACTGATACTTCTCTCACTCAGATTGTCTATCTGAGCATTGTTGTTTGCAACCTTTGCCTTGTCAAGCAGCGTTGTTTGAAAAATTGGTTTTTCCATTTTCTTGAAATTTAAATGTTTAAGTTAACGAGCGTCTTTCGCTCAAAAATTGTTAAGAATTTTCCGCAAAAATATGAATTAAATGATTTGTAAACAAATTTTTATTCAAAAATCTTTACTTTTCCGATAAAAATTTTTTCTTTACATTAATAATTTCTTAATTTTGCGCAGAATATTAACGTAAAAAGTATTTACGATATGGAAAAATTTAGCGGACTTTCGACAAAGGATGGCAAGCCCATTTTAACCTACGAGCACGTAGAAAAACTTCGCGCAGTAGAAGACGAGAAAAGAAAAAGAAAAGAAATGTCAAGAACATTCATTTCACAGAAGGGAGCACAGGAATACGTCCAACACTCTGATGCTGACATGGATGGTACTGGAGGAAACCGAGGAGGTGGTAAGGCTAACCCCTACTCTACTCTTGTTGCAACACCTAACGGATTCAGGAAGATGGGAGACTTACAGGTCGGTGATGTGATATGCACACCATACGACGGAATACAGACTGTAAGCGATATTTTCGAACAAGGTGAGAACACGGTCTACAAGTTATTCTTCGATGACGGAACGACGGTTACATGCATGGATAACCATCGCTTTTGGGCAAGAACATCCGCAACGGAGGATTTCAGATGTATGACTGCAAGAGAAATAATGAATCAGTACAAATTGGACATGCCTTTTCCGCAATCGCTCCGTAACGGAATTACAGAATACGTTGAGATACCGCTTTGTGGTGAGGTCGAGCTGAACGAGAACAAGAATGCACTGAACTTACCATTACATCCTTTTATCCTGGGTTATATAAGCGGTACTGGTTATTGGAAATTCGAGACTGCAGGAATAAAGATATCAAAAGATCCTTATTTCGTAAAGACTCTTTTCAAATACGGTTATAAGATAACGAAGCACGCACGAAACGGATATTATTATCTGCGTGGACTCTCTGATGAGAACAGACAGAAGATAACATGTAGCAGACAGACACAGCCCGCAAGAATCCCGCATGAATACATGATTGCTTCCGTAAAATCAAGATGGGATTATCTTAAAGGTATATTCTACAGGGGAGGCGGTTCTGTAAAAAAACATCCTACACTTGTTCTTCCTAACAAGAATCTTATCGAAGATGTTGCTGAGATGGCACGTTCTCTTGGTGTATGGTGTCACGTAGACCAAGTGCAGGAGATTCCCGATAAGGTCGGATGGTGGAGAGTCGTATGTGTTGCTCCTGATGATGCTGATTTCTGGTGGAGAATACAATATAG